GGGAAATTTACCTTGTTGAGCTTTGCAGTTCTCGGATTTAATGTTGGCATCATGCTTTCCTTTTCTTGGCTTTCTTTTTCTTGCCCTTGTCCATCGTCGTGACAGCAGCATAGGCCCTTCGCCCGAGCGCCTCCTCCTCGTCCTTGCTTTCCTTTGCCCGTGCGGCCAGATTGCCCTTGGTGCCGGGATGACGCGCCCCCAAGGACTCTTTAAGGCGGGAGCCGAACTTTCCCTTACCCTTCGTAGGTTTCTTGGTCTTCTTGGTCGTCTTTCCTTTCTTACGCATAACCCTGTTCCCTTCACTGTTGGCAATCGCCAATGCCTGCTTGCGATTGGTGACCTTCTTGCCGGAACCGCTCTTGAGAGTCCCGCGTTTGAACTCGCCCATGACGATGGCGATCTTGTCGTCCCTCGTCGTCACTGTATTCCCCGCACGACAATGGACACCAAGGCTGACACGATAGCCACGTTTGATACCCAAATCACCCGTTCAAGCCGTACCAGCCTACGCTCCACCGACTCCCAGCGCACCGCACACTCGCGCTCGTGCGCCATCAGTTCGGCGGCAACATCCTGCTCCGCTACCGAAGCCATGTTAACCGTCGAACATAAACGTCACAGACGACAACAGATCGGTATCGACCGGCATATCCATACTCATAGCGGTCGGGAAACGAATACCACTTCCGCCGATGTTGGGATAATTGACGCTACCGTCGGTCTCGCCGGGATTGAAAGTGAGGCGAGCCGTGCCGGACGCCGAAGACGTAGCGCCGTTTTCGATATCGATTGTAGCCCCGGCAGCGTTAGCTCCCTCAACGAGATACCAGTTCTTCAACCGGGTATCCTGATTATTGATCATAATCCGAATACCGGCCACCACCCCGGCACTGACACTGTTACTGTCGGAGCCGCTGGCGCTGATAGAAGAAACAAAGCTGAAGTAGCTGGAGCCTGTTGCCGTAGCAGAACTTGGTCCGGTAATCTCTTCACTCTGAACATTACCGTAAACATCCAAGCCGGTAACGGTGAACGTAATGGCTGTCGAATTGCCGTCGGATGTGATGTTGATGGCTCTGGCTAGGTTACCGAAATCTACATAGCCAGCGTTGTCGCCCACCGTTAAGGCTGTCGTTACCGCATCACCGTAAATGAGTTCGACAACCGAATAGAGATTGGCGGTGTAAACACTAGCCCCTGCTCCAGGTCCGGTTACATCTTCCGTTACCGGAATACCGCTACCGTCCTTGCCTTTGATGGTGAGCGTCACACCGGAGTTATCACTAGCCGACGCAAGCGAAACGCGGCGGGGAGTCGCCATTCCATAGTTTACCCTGCGGATACCGTTCTTCTCTTCGGAGTCCGCTCCGTTAATCGCCACCTGACCAGTGACGCTCTGGGAAGTGCAAACGCCGTCACCGTCGCCCGCAGTCGCCATGCCGCCGTCAAGAAGCATATAGTACTCATCGTCGGTCAAAGCGGCAGCATCCCCGCAGCCATCAACGTCAGCCGCAGGGTTGCTCTTGCTTTCTGCCGTACCCGAGTAGGTGTAGGTAAAAGACCTTAGATCGGTCATCGTACCCTCCTCCTATGACAGGTTGATGTTCTGGATGTACCAGACAGTCAAAACGCCAACGCCGCTGCCGGTTGCAACTGAATCGACGGAAATCCTTACATCGGTTGTACCGACATCGCGCCAGTTAGCTCCGGTGCCGGTGGTCGCGGCTGTCATATTCACCAGACCAGCCGCTGTCATTACCATGCCGTTGACGTACAGGTCGGTAGTGGTGCCGTCACCGACATCGAGGGTATTGGTGCCGCCGTTCCAGACCGTTGTGACAAGACATTTAATGTCTATGATCTGACTGTTGGCGGGAATGATCATGTCTGTGCTGGCTGAAGTAGCCGCTTCGGTAATGGCCTCAGACTGCGCCATTACAACAAAACCAATATTCTTCATGTCGGTTCCCACCGTCGTGCCGGTGGTCGAGTAGATGGTGCCAGCCTTGACTGGCCCTGAGAAAGTTGTCGTACCCATAACTAAGTTCTCCTATGAGAGATCAACCCTATCGTCTTCATAGCGTCTGCTGCGGCAGTCGATAAGGTTAGTAATCCGCAGAAAAATATCCGGGAGACACGCCAACTCATGTGCCCCCCGGATACCCTCGATATCTGAGCATATCGAGTGTAATGCTTAGCTTCCGCCTTCGCAGCCAAACATTCCAAGTGGATCGGAAACGCCAAACACATAGCGCTCTCGGGCTTTATACCGGACGTTGCCCGTGTCGAAGTCGCCGTCCATAGACGTCTGGAGCGGCACGCGGTCGAAGTGTTTCATGCCATTGGGCACGTCGGTGACGATGTACCAAGAGTTGGAGTCTGTGAGATAGTGGTTCACAACCCGTCCCTCTGGAATCGTACCGTTGTGCTTGAGGGCATTGATGTCATTGTCCGCCGTGCCCGGACGACCATCCGAATCGAGGATGCGAGTCGCCACGAACATATTCCCCGGAGGAACAATGAGCTTACGCGGCTTGGCCGCGATCAACAGACCACGCTCGTCAACCCAAGCCGCTATCGTAATGACAGCAGCCTCAAGACTGGTCTCGTTGAGATCGGTCTGGGTTGTTGGAGTGTTCTGGTTAGTACCACCGGCAATGGTTGGGTGAGACGTATTAAACAGCGAAACGCCGTCGCCCGAATCGAAGTTGTCGGTAGTAGGCAAGCCCTGATTGAGAGGGAAAGCAGCCTTCACCTGTTTGGTGTAGGCCATCGCCCTCGCCAGAGCTTTAGTGTAACGAGCTGAAAGAGAATCGTAGAGATTGTCTTCCATCGCCTCCTCGGTGATCGCAAACCCCATGGCGATAGTTTCCATGTTGTAACGAACCGAGAACGACTCACTCGCGGTGTCGTAGTCGATAGCTGAACCTTCGCTCTTAACAGGAGCTTGTCCAAACCCAGCCAGCTTCACCTCCTCCTCGAATGAGCGATCAGAGGTTTCCGTCTCGTAAACCTCTTTACTCTCATCGTCGTAGTCAGCGTAGGTGAGGCCGAACAAAGCATTGAGACCGGGAAGCAGCTCCTTCAGCATTTGTGCTCTTGAAATAGCCATGCCCGCCTCCTATGCCAAAGTGCTCATCTGGTACTGATGCACACCAAAGTTCCAGGTTACCAGAACGTCGGGATATGTATCAGTCCAGTTGTTGTTAGGCGCTTGATATAGCCCAACAACGCGAACAGCTAGGGTTCCAGTTGTAGCTGCACCGGGACCGTCGATTGTCAACTTACTCTGTTTGCTTAAATCCAGAGTGTTAACGCCCGTCACAGCCGTCAGTGCAGTGTTCTTTCCTTGGTCCGTCGCTACCATAGCTCCGTCAGCCTGGACCTTGAAAATCGCCCGTGGGTTATCCCAGACATACACCTGTACATCGGAATGACCCGAAGACGTCATCGAACTCGCAACAAGATTGTTGGAGAACGTCAGTTGCCCCGTACTTCCGTCGATAAAACGGAAGCCAGAAGCGACACCTATGGGAGTAGTCGAAGCGCCGTATGTGGTAGTCGGGGTGGCCGTAATCGGAATCGTAACACCGTCGGAGAAACATACGGGTTGCCCCGCAAAAATCGCGTTGGTGTTATTTGATCCGAGCGGATATTGAGTAGCACCACCCGTATTGTAACTATCACCAAGAACAGCAACTTGGATCATCCCATAAGGTGCAACAGTTGAACCTGCCATGGCTCAATCTCCTTCCTTATTGATGATGATGAAGAGTCTAAGACCCTCCGGTTCCAAATTTCCTCGTACCACGCTCCGTTTTGAGAAGCGGACTACGGGGATCGTTCTCCCGCATATAAGTGTTGTCGATAGCTTCCTGCTGCTGCTCGGCCTTCTGCCGTTGGTATTCACCTCTAGATCTCAACTTTTCTTCAGGCATCTTACACAACAGCAAACCGCCAATTTCGATGTGTCCTTCGCTACCAAACCGGGAGTCTATATCAGACGTCACCATTAACTCTTGGTGATCTTCTGATCTCACTGGCTCCCAGCCTACTCGGTACGCGGCGGAAACATTGGCGTTATCAGCCTGCCCGACAAAACTTGTCCGTATCCACCGAAACACCCAGCCATCTTGCGGATCAGGATCAGGTAACAAAGAAGCGGGCTTCCACTCTTCCTTGCGCTGTTCCTTGGCTCGTGTCTCTAAATTTCTCGGTGTGTTCTTGGTCATTGCGCCGTCTCCTTACCCATATCTTTTGCCAATTGGGTGGCATATTGCTGCGTCGTCAACCCAAGTTTCCTGGCGAGGTCAACCTGGGTGGCCGTTAACGTAACCTTCTTCGGGGCCTTGCCGCCGCGACTGGCGGGTGCAACCACCGACTTGCGAGGGGCAGACGAACGGCTCTCTTCTGCACCATCGAAGCTATCAGGGAAGACGAGGCGCATACGCTTATCGACTTCCTTAAAGTATCCCTCGGAACCAGGGGTGTGCCCCTCGGCCCGGAGTTTCTGGTCAACCCCGTAAGCGAACCCGGTCATTTCGGGATCGCCCTTGGGACCAAACCAAGAATTCTTCTGGAGCCATTCTATCGTTTTGGGATCGATAGGGGGTTGTTCAGGCGCGGCCTGTTGCTGCGGTTGCGCAGCGGGGCCAGCCTGTGGTTCCTCGGGTCGTAATTCTTCAAACCTCTTCTTGTCATAGACAATCTCGTTCAATTTACGCTGGGCTTCTACGACGCGATCCGTATCGCCTGCCTCATAGGCCTCGCGGTATTCCCGTTCGGCACCATTAAGCTCCGCATCGCTCTTGGCCTGATTGACCTGAAACAACGCACGGTTGCCCTTGTCGATCAGTTCGAGAAGCTGCGCCTTGTCGTTTAAAGCCGTCCGGGCATCCTGTATAGCCTGCTCACTCAAACGCTGAGCCTGCTCCTTGGCCCGTCTCTCCTCATGCCGTTCATACTTTAATCGGTTGAAACGCTCCTTTACTTTCCCTGAGTACTCGTTGATCTCGTCGTCGGAGATGTCCCAGTCTGGACTGGACGCCTCCTTGTCGCGATCAGGCACCTGATCTTCCGGGGGACGATCATCGACAATCTCGATCTCCGTCTCTTTTTCAAACTCGATCTCAGCCTGTTCGGTGTCTTCAGCCACCGCTGTTTCCGCCGTCATGCTCGCCTCCATCCTCTGGGATCTTCGACCACGGCTTGCACCGTGTCGTCGTTGATAAGGCGTAGCTCCATCCCATTCTGGTGGATAAGCCTAACGCCTGAAAACGGTGGGATAAAAATAAAGTCACCCTCCTTGCACCATGGCCCGGTGGGAAACTTCTTTTCGTCCTGGTAACACAGAGGACCCATCTTCATGACCAGACCGACTACGGACGCAACGTGTTCGGTGTTACGATAAATGTCGGTCTTGAAGACTCCTCCTTCCGTTTTCTCCTCAGTTTCTGGAAGGCCAATAAGAATATGCCATCCACATGGTTGAGGAAGCTGCGTCGGTTTTTCCGACACGTCCTCCTTCATTGCGGCTTGTGCCATCTACACTCTCCGTTTGCACGTCACAAGATAAGGGGTGACGGGTCCCTTTGCGTTAGTCCTCGTCTGTCTTTAGGAGCTTCTCCGCAACATCGAGGATTTCACGTTCTGCAATAGCCAGACCTTCAAGCCTGCCGACGAGCCTTTGATACTCGCCCCAGTCCTTCGCCCCGCCAAGGGCGACCGTGTCCGCGCCATCGTCCATCATGGTCCGCAGGTTTTTGCGAACCACTTCAACTATGTGCTGGCCGTCCATCGTTACAGCTTAACGATGTCGCCGAACTCATTAACCTTGCGTGTGCGGGGCGGCTCTTGGGGTTTAGGCTTACGCCCCCTTTTCTTTGGCGTGATCGTTGCCACTCCTTCAACTGAAACCGTTGCATCGACAAAGGCCTCGTTGATATCGGCGGTTGACGGATCGTCAGCCCGAAACTTCCCGCCCAAAACGCGAGCACGTTTGCGCTTAGGCGCTGCCTGTTTCGTCGCCTTCTTTGCCATTAAACTCTCCTTCTCAATGGGTGGTCGTAACGATATCCGCATCAGTCTCTATCCAGACGTGCGCACCGCATGAAAGCGGCTTGTCCGGGCGATAGATGACACGGCACGGCCCGGTGATCTCCACCTCGTGGCAATAGTCGTTTGTCTTGTAGGTTTTGCAGGTGAGCACGGGTTGCGTATCACCCGTCTTGCGGTTGCGTTTGATGACGTGCTGATTAACGTGAATGCGTGTTTTCACTCACTTCAATCCTTCTTGCGAGACATCTCCCGTTTAACATCTTCAGCCTTCATAAGTTGCTTGGCGATATCGACGCCAAGTTTGGCTCCTTCCCGCGCATCCTCGGCTGCCATCTTGGTATCTTCTCTGGCGTCTTCCATGGCCTCGGTGGTAATGCGGGCACCAATCTGCGCACCAATGGTGCGTTCCGTAGACTCGATCCGTTCACGTTCGGTAGCGTCGCGCATCTCCGTCTTTTGGAGATCGGCGGCTACGCGCATCTTATCGGCCTCGGCCTTGCGCATGACGTCGGATTCCCGAATATCCAGATCACGCTGCTGCTGCTGGAAGATCGGGTCCTTGGCCTGATCTTGAGCCGCCTGTTGCTGAGCCTCGGCGCGATCCTTGTCGAGCAGCTTCTCGCCAGCCCGAGCCATCAACGCCGACAGCTCGTGCTCGACATCTCTCGGCAGCGGCTCGTCGCCCTGCGGCAGAGGAACACCCATCTGTTTTTCGATCTCGTTGCGGTACTCGAAGGCAAGGTGTTCCCGGATGTGAGACTCGGCTGCTGCCTGAATGCTCTGAGCCATGGGCGACTGGCTCAACAGCTCGTTC